CTGAAAGATAGTGTACCAAAGGAAGCGTTTGATAACAAGTATATTGATACTCAAGCAAATACAATTATTGATTTCTCTGAAATTAATCCATTTGGAACTATCTAATGTCCACACCACAATACCACAGAGTTATTAGAAAACTTGTTATTGGATTTGGTAATCTTTTTGACAAGATTACCTTGGTTCGATACAACCCCGATTTATCGGAAGCAGAACGACTTTTAGTTCCTATTGCATATGCAGCCAAAGAACATTACGTTATGCGTCTGGAAGAGGACTTTAATGCCGACAAAAAAGTTCAACTGACATTACCACGCATGTCTTTTGAAATGAATGGTATGAGTTATGATTCTTCTCGTAAACTAAACTCCAATATCAAGAGTTTTGCACAAGGTCCCAATGGTGTTCTTGGCCAATACAATCCAGTACCATACAATTTTGATTTTTCATTATATATCTACGTGCGTAACATTGAAGATGGTACACAAATTATCGAACACATCTTACCATATTTTACGCCAGATTATACCATCAAAATTAATTTGATTCCTGAAATGGGACTGATTCGTGAAGTACCTATCGTATTGGATAATGTATCTCAAGACATTACATACGAGGGAGATAGAAGTTCCGACCCACGTATGGTCATTTGGACTTTGAATTTTACAGTAAAAGGTTTTGTGTTTGGTAAAACAACAGATGTTAGTGTAATTAAAACATCAATTACAAATATCTTAAATGATATTACTGCACAAGACACGGTCATATTCAATATGACAACTCCAGGTATTGGCGATTACCAAATTGGAGAAGTTGTTTATCAAGGTTATTCAGTACACAATTCTACCGCAATCGGTAAAGTTGTATTGTGGGATAATAACAAATTACATTTAACAAACATTGATGGTAATTTTGTTTCTTCACAACCAATTTACGGTGTCAATACCAACACAAGTTACACATTCGATTCATTTAATGTAACAACAAACAAATATGTTGAAATTGATGTTACTCCGAATCCAGCAAATACTGCGGCCAACGGATTATATACATATACCACGACAATAACTGAAAATTGAGATGAGTACTTTTGACAAGAATATGGAAAAAATCTTTGATGTGACTCCAGTGGATACGCAGGAGAAAAAACCTATGGTACCTGCAATTAGAGTTGACGAAGAACCTGATTTGAAAACCGATTTATCGGATGCATACCAGCAAACCAAAGATAATTTACAAGAATTAATTGATTCTGGTAAAGATGCTATGGAAGAAATCTTACAAGTTGCGAAAGCGGGACAACACCCTCGTGCTTTTGAAGTGTATGCGACTCTGTTGAAAAACGTGGTAGATGCCAACAAAGAACTTCTTGCAGTTCAGAAACAGATGCGAACCATGGACGGTAAACAATCTACTGGTGATACCAAAATTGACAAGGCAATCTTTGTCGGTACCACAGAAGAATTGAACCAGATGCTCAAGGGCAAGCAGTAATGTCATTTAACCAGAACCTGTTAGACGCAAAAGATTCATATAGAGATAACCCCTTACTTAAACGTGCAGGGGTTGATTGGCGTTGGACACAGGAACAGATTGATGAGTATGCAAAGTGTTGCGTAGACCCAATCTATTTTGCCAAGAACTATATTAAGATTGTTAACGTTGACGAAGGTTTGATTAACTTTCGCATGTGGCCATTTCAGGAAGAAATGTTGCAGTTGTTCAAAGACAACCGTTTCGTTATCACAAAATGTCCTCGTCAGGTTGGTAAGACTACTACCACAGTTTCTTATCTACTATGGGCAACTATCTTTACAGGTCAACAGAACGTTGCCGTCTTGGCAAACAAAGGTTCTCTTGCTCGTGACATTTTGGCCAAGTATCAACTGGCATATGAAAACTTACCAGGTTGGTTGCAACAAGGTGTTGTTACATGGAACAAAGGTAACGTTGAACTAGAAAACGGTTCAAAGATTATTGCGGCATCTACTTCCAGTTCTGCGGTTCGTGGAGGTTCTTTCAACGTGGTATTCTTGGACGAATTTGCGTTCGTTCCTAACAACATTGCCAACGAGTTCTTCAACTCTGTATACCCCGTTATTTCATCAGGTAAAAAAACCAAGATTATTATTGTGTCTACACCTAACGGTATGAACCTGTATTATAAGTTGTGGATGGATTCTCTGAATAAGAAGAATAACTATGTGAACTTTGAGATTCATTGGTCTATGGTACCTGGCAGAGACGAGGCCTGGAAAGAAGAAACAATCCGCAACACATCAGAACGCCAGTTCAAGCAGGAGTTCGAAACCGAGTTCTTGGGTTCGTCCAACACACTCATTTCTGGTTACAAGTTACAACAGTTGGTCTATCCATGATATGTTAAAAATCTACGAGCATCCAATTAAAGAAGATGCTGATAGAGAGATTAAGTCTGACCACCTATACTGTATGACAGTTGACGTATCGGAAGGTAAGAACTTGGACTCGTCTGCGTTCTCCATCTTTGATATCTCCACTACACCATACCGTCAGGTTGCCACGTACAATAGTTCGTCAATCTCACCAATTCTATTCCCTACCGTTATTGTAAACGCTGCAAGGTACTACAATGATGCGTATATTTTGGTTGAAATTAACAACAACCCACAGGTTGCAGACTTCATTCATGCCGATTTAGAGTATGAGAACCTACTGAAAATCTTTACAGGTAATAAGAAACCTCAAGAACTATCGTCCGGTTTTGGTCGTGGTGTTCAAATGGGTCTGAAAATGTCTACCCAAGTTAAACAAGTAGGTTGTCAGAACTTGAAAACCCTGATTGAAGGTGACAAATTATTGATTTGCGACTTCGATACTTGGTCTGAATTGACTACGTTTGAACAACATAAGACTTCTTTTGCTGCGGCAGAAGGTGCAAATGATGACATGGCCATGACTTTGGTCATCTTTGCATGGGCAACTACTCAGAAATACTTTAGAGAAATTGTTAACCATGACCTGCGTAAGCAGATTCAGCTGGAAAACATGAACCAATATGATGATGAAACTCTGCCTCCCCCAATTATGGATGATGGATTAGATCATTCTTTCGATGTAATTGATGGTGATGTTTGGGAGAACGCAAACGGTGGAGAGACTTATGCGGGTTATTTCCGCGAGTTAACCAGATAATGTAAATCCAGCGTTTCATAAATATCTAATATGGTAATTCTAACTACCAGAAGAACACATAATAATTCAAGGAGAACAAAATGGCGTTTCAAATCTCTCCAGGCGTAATTACATCAGAATTGGACCAGACAACCGTTGTCCCTTCTGTACTAACTACCGCCGGTGCAATTGCTGGAACATTCGCATGGGGCCCAACCGACAAAATTACTTTGATTGATAATGAAATCAATCTAGTTAAGACATTCGGTAAGCCAGATGCCAATTCAGCAACAACCTTTTTCACTGCGGCCAGTTTTTTGGCATACGGAAACAATTTGAGTGTTGTTCGTGCGGTTAAAAATACCTCTTACAATGCTTCTGCTGACGGTCAAGTACAAGTCGGTAATTCGGATGTTTTCGAATTATCTTATTTGAATGGTGATAACTCAAACGAATTTGGTGCATTTATTGCACGTTTCCCAGGCACTCTAGGCAACTCGTTGACTGTTGATGTTTGTGCAAATACAGACACGTTTGGTACATGGACACACAAATCTCTATTCACAAGCGCACCAGGAACATCAGACTATGTTTCTGCAGCTGGTGGTATGGAAGATGAAATGCACGTTGTTGTTATTGATGCTGGTGGTAAATTCACTGGTGTTGCAGGTACAGTACTAGAAACTTTTGGTTTCGTATCTAAGGCCGTTGATGCAACAACAAATGGTGTAACCAATTATTACAAACAAGTAATTTTCAACAATTCAAAATACGTATATGCAATCGATCCAGTAGATTACACAAATTCTGTTTCTACATGGGGTGAAGCATCAGATACATCATTCTATACACCTGCAACAATTATTACAACAACATTGTCTGGTGGTACTGATGCGGTAGCAACAAGTTTGAATGGTGCGTATGAACTATTCAGCAACAAAGATGTTGTTGACGTTTCTTTGATTCTGACTGCTGGCGCTGCATTAGCAACTCAACAACGCGCAGTAGAAATTGCCACTTCTCGTGCTGATTGTATCGCATTTATTTCACCACCTAGTTCAGCAGTTGTTAACCAGGCTGGTTCAGAATCTACAAACATCACTACATGGTTGGCAACATTGTCGCGTCCATCTACATATGCTGTTGCAGACTCTGGTTGGAAATATATGTTCGACAAGTATAACAACGTATATCGTTGGGTACCATTGAACGGTGATATTGCTGGTCTATGTGTATTTACTGATGCAGTTCGTGATCCTTGGTTCTCTCCTGCTGGTTTCAACCGCGGTGCTATCAAGAACTGTATCAAGTTGGCATGGAACCCATCCAAGACTTACCGCGATGTATTGTATGCAGTTGGTATTAACCCAGTTGTATCTTTCCCTGGTCAAGGTACTGTGTTGTACGGTGACAAGACTTTGCAGTCTAAGCCTTCAGCATTCGACCGAATCAACGTTCGCCGTTTGTTCATCACATTGGAAAAGGCAATCGCACAAGCGGCACAATTCTCAATGTTCGAATTGAATGATGAATTCACTCGTGCTCAATTCGTTGCATTAGTAACTCCATTCTTGCGTGACATTCAAGGTCGCCGTGGTATTACAGATTTCAAAGTAGTTTGTGACTCTACAAACAACACAGGTCAAGTAATTGATAGCAACCAATTCGTTGGTGATATCTATATTAAGCCTGCACGTTCAGTCAACTTTATCCAGTTGAACTTTGTTGCTGTTAATACTGGTGTTGATTTCACAACAGTTGTTGGTGTAGCGTAATAAATAACCAATAATAGGAGAAATACAATGGCATTTAACGTAACAGAATTCAGAGCAAATATGGTAGGGGACGGTGCACGTCCTAACCTATTTGCGGTTACTCTAGTGTTCCCATCATTCGTAGACAACGGTAGTAAAGCAGGTCAGAAGGTTACCTTCATGGCCAAGACTGCACAATTACCTGGTTCTACAATCAACCCAGTTCCAGTTTATTACTTCGGTCGTGAAATGAAACTGGCAGGCAACCGTACGTTTGCTGACTGGACATTGCAAATCATCAACGATGAAGACTTTACTATCCGTAATGCTCTTGAAACTTGGATGAACGCAATCAACAGCAATGCATCAAACGTTCGTTCCAGTGTTGCAAAACGTCCATCAGACTATACAGTTGACGCAATCGTTACTCAGTATGGTAAAGGCGGCGACATTTTGAAGACTTATAAGTTTGTAGGCATGTTCCCAGTGGATGTGGCAGCAATTGATTTGGATTGGGGTTCTAACGATTCTATCGAAGAATTCTCTACCACATTTGCATACCAATACTGGGAAGCAGATACAACAAACTAATTTGATTTATACGGGAAGGCCTTCGGGTCTTCCCTTCATGTTTACTTGACTTTGGAATTAACTTTTAAATAAAATGGCTGCACAAAATAAATTTTCGTTGTTTGGTTTCACAATCGCCCGTAATAAAGACGAGGCGGAAGGTGCCGTACAACAGTCGTTTAGTCCACCGTCGAATGACGATGGGGCATTAACAATAACATCTGCTGCATATTATGGTACATACGTTGACCTAGACGGTACTGCAAAGAATGAGGTTGAACTCATCTCTCGTTACCGTGAAATGGCAATGCAACCAGAAATTGAATCTGCAATAGATGACATTGTTAATGAAGCAATTGTTCAGGATGATACTGGTAAGATTATTGAAATCGTCTTAGACGAACTTCAACAACCAGAAAAGATTAAGAAGGCCATCAAGGCCGAGTTCAACCAAGTTCTTCGTATGTTGAACTATAAGAACATGGCACAAGATATCTTCCGCCGTTACTATATTGACGGTAGAATGTATTATCATATTATTATTGACCGTGAAAATCCAACGGCGGGTATTAAAGAACTTCGTTACATCGACCCACGTAAACTTCGTAAAGTTCGTGAGATGAAGAAACAAAAAGACCAACGCACTGGTGCGGACGTTATGACGGTGGTAAATGAATACTACATCTATAATGACAAGGTCTCTACCGGTGCGGCTCAAAACTTTGGACCTATCGGTGTACGCATCACAACAGATTCTATCATCTCCGTGGTCTCAGGATTGATGGACTCCCGCCGAGCAGTTGTGTTATCATACTTGCACAAGGCAATCAAACCATTGAACCAGTTGCGAATGATTGAAGATGCAACTGTTATCTACCGTATCTCTCGTGCGCCTGAACGCCGTATTTTCTATATTGACGTTGGTAACTTACCAAAGTTGAAGGCGGAACAATACCTGCGTGACATTATGGTCAAGTACAAGAACAAACTTGTTTACGATGCCAACACAGGTGAAATCCGTGATGACCGTAAACACATGTCTATGATGGAAGACTTCTGGTTGCCTCGCCGTGAAGGTGGTAAAGGCACAGAAATTACCACATTACCTGGTGGACAGAACCTGGGTGAGCTAGAAGACGTTAAATACTTCCAGAAGAAACTGTATGCATCATTGAACGTTCCTGTCTCCAGATTGAATCCTGACCAAAATGGTTTCTCATTAGGTCGTTCATCAGAGATTACGCGTGACGAGTTGAAGTTCTCTAAGTTTGTGGACCGTCAACGCAACAAATTCTCAGACCTATTCGACCAAGCATTGCGTGTGCAGTGCGTGTTAAAAGGTATCTGTACCGCAGAAGAATGGGATATTTTCAAAGAGAATATTCATTTCGACTATATCAAAGACAATAATTTCTCCGAATTGAAAGAGGCAGAACTTATTACCAACCGTCTACAAGTGTTGGCATCTGTTGACCCATATACAGGTCGTTACTTCTCTGATGCATGGATTCAACGTAACGTGTTGCGTTTGAACCAAGATGAAATCAAACAGATGAATAAAGAAATTGAAGAAGAAAAGGCCGCAGGTGGTGGTTTACCAGTCGCAGTAACTAATGACATGGCATCACAACAAGCATCCGCAGAAATTCAAGACAACTCTCAAGCAGTTATGGCGCAACATCAGGCAGAAATTGACCAAGATGCTGCGGCACACCAAAACGTACTTGACATGAAAGCGGCAAAAGCAGCACCTAAACCTAAACCAACAACTAAAAAGGAAGATGTATCTACCTTTACAACGTTGAAACGTATATTATAAATATCTAATTGGAGAAAATTATGACAGATACTACTAAAGCAATTATTGATTTTGCACAAGAAGACAACGGCGCAGAAATGCGTAATGCGTTGTACTCAGCAATTCAAGATAAGGTCATGGCACATATTGATGCCAAGAAGCAAGAGATTGCATCAAGCCTTATTGCTTCTCGTGAAGTTGAAACAACCGAACAAGAATAATAGGGACAAAAATGGCAAATTCATATACATATCAAGTATTGAAAGATACCACAGAACACGTTATCATTAAGTTGACAGGCAAGTTCGATGGTACGGGTCAAGAAGTAAACCATGCACGTATTGCAGCAAATAGTCTGTATGGTGCATTGGATAGTTCTAAAGGCAATCTTCTTTCATCTACTGCTAACACAGGACCTTTATCATATTATGGTCTAAACCTACACCGACTATGGTACGATTGCGGATGCACAGGTGACGTAGAGTTGTATTGGCACGCAGATACTCCAGTTCCATTAATGTATTTGAATGGTAATGGCGAATATGATGGTGCAGGCAACTGGGTAACAATCCCAAATAATGCCAAAGGTACTGCAAACTGCAACGGCGACATTCTCATCAATACACGAGGTATGTTAGCAAACGACAGTTATACAATCGTTGCAGAGTTCCGTAAAGAAAACGAATACTACCAACGTGGCCAGTTCAATGATCCTGCAGCGTTCAACTATGATCCATACGGACCAAGACCATGAAACTAATCAAAGAAATTACAGAATCGGTAAGTTATCTTACCGAAGAAAAGAACGGCAAGAAGGAACTCTTTATTGAGGGTCCTTTCCTTGTCGCCGAAGCGGTTAACCGTAACAAGCGTATGTATAAAGAAGAATCTATGCGCCGCGAAGTTAACCGTTATACGGAAGAATATGTAACAAAAAATCGTGCCTTTGGTGAACTGGGGCATCCAGACACCCCAAGTATTAACCTTGACCGTGTATCTCACTTAATCGTGGGTTTACGCCAAGAGGGAAATCAATGGATAGGCAAAGCTAAAATTCTTGACACACCAATGGGTAACATTGCGAGAAGTCTTATCGAAGGTGGAGCACAATTAGGTGTTTCATCACGAGGTATGGGTTCTTTGAAATCAGTTAATGGTATCAATGTAGTTCAAGATGACTTCTATCTAGCCACAGCGGCGGATATTGTAGCAGACCCTTCTG